CGTAAATAAATTTATAATGGATTAAAAAAATGGATTCAACTTCTATAGGGTTAGTAACCCTAGACACCACAACCGCGCTTGCCGCCGCTCTTCTCGTTGTTACCGCTTATGCCGCATTGTGGGCAATTAACAAAGTAATCGGTATTGTGAAAAAATAACTGTACAATACCTCTCACGAAAAAAAAGGTCATTATGAAACAATACATATTTCTTGGTTGTCTCTTGATGACCTTTTTTAGTTTCAACTCTCTTGTTTATGCAGAACAAGCATATTATTTCGAAATGGTGGCAAATCCTTCAGACGGTTGGTGTAATACTATACAAAAGAATTATACAGTAAATCTTTGTAATGGTGGTGTTTCTCATTCTTATACACCACACCCAACTATTGTTGCGACTATGATTTCATCAAGTGAGTGTAGATATTGGTATTTAAAAAAATTTACATTTGCAGGTCAGCTCTTAACTCAAGAAAATTTTGAATCTATTCAAAAAAGCACAATTGAATATGTTGACCCCACTTGTTTTGAATGTGTAGAACCCGAAACATGGAATGAGTCTACTGGTGCTTGTGAACCTCCACCACCACCACCATGCGACCAACCCGGAGAATTTACTGAGCAACAATGTTTTGAGGCTTACCCCGGTGCTACATATAACCCTGAAACATGTGATTGTACAGCTCCAGACTGTAATGACGAGTATGCAATAAAACTAGAAGAATGTGGCGATTTTGGTGTTTTGTTCTGGTCAAATTATGACTGTACGGGGCACTGTGATGCTCCAGACAAATGTGGTGAGGCTATTATCGAATGTGATGAGTTTTGTGGTGAATTAGGTACCAAAACAAATGAATGTGTTCAGCAGGGTGATGATTTTGAATCTGATTGTGTGTGTAATACACCAGATGATCTATTCAACCCAATACCATCCTTACCCGGACCTGACGACCCTACTACAGAACCCGGTCTTGAACCTGACCCGGATAGTGACCCACTTCCAAGTGACAACCCTCCAAGTTGGGATGGTCCCGATTTGCCAGACATTCCCGACGCTTTAACACCTCCACCCAATGATAGTCCTACTACTCCGCCTGTTGGTGAAGAATCAAAGTGGTTAAAGCCTATCAAAGAAAATACTGATGATTTAAAAGACCAAGTTCGTGATGTTGGCGGCGATCTTAAAAAAGTTGTGACTAATCAGGGCAAAGATTCAGATATACAGAAAAATATAGCTGGAAATATTGCAAAAGTCGTTGATAATCAAGGGGTACTAAGTGAAGATTTAAAAGTTATTGGAAAAAATACGGGTGCCATTGCAGATAATCAAGCCGTAACAGGTGGTAAATTAGATGGTATTATGAAAAATACTGGCGATACTGTCGAGGGTTTGAAAGATATAAATGAAAAGCTAGGTGGATTCAAGAAGGGTGAAATTACAGGAACTGCTGATCTCCCCACCAGTCGTGAATATGACCCTTTAGTAGATGAAGTTGCTGAATCCGTGGAGGGTGGTGTATTTGCTGTAGTTGCTGATTTTATAACTTCTGGTTTGCCACTTGTCGGTTACATTCAAGGCACTTCTCTTAATGTCACTGGTTCTGACCCGTCCTTGTCGGCTTCTCTCTGGGGTACCAATGTTGAATTTAGGATAGATCAGTACCAAGATATTTTAAATAAAATGGGCCTTGTCCTTGTCTTCTGCACTACTGTTGCAGCGTTCAATATAATTATAGGTAGGTGGTAAAATGAATTTCACATTTAGCGTTATTATGCAATGGTTTGGTAATTTAGCGGGGCGGTTTCTAACAGACAACGGACTTAAATTTATTGCTTATAAAGCTCTGATTTTTACTATGATTACAGTTACGTTTCCCGCTGTCGCAAAAAATATGCTCACTTGGCTCTTTGAAGGTATGTTATCCATTGCTGGTTCCGTTCCCGGTGTAGATGATATACATAGCAATGTAGCGCAATTTTCCGGGTTTGCTGGATATTTAGCATCTCAATTAATGATAGCAGACTGTATTTCAATTCTCTTGACTGCTGTAGTTATTCGATTAACTTTGAATTTTGTTCCATTTGTGGGTTAATTTTGGAAACTTTCATACAAGAATCTGTAGTGATTTTCATGTTCTTTTTTGTTTGCTTGGTCTGGTCAACGATAATATTACTATGGTTTTTTTTGGTCACATATATTTATTCATGCCTAACCGTTTTTTGGTTTAAGGTACACAAAATAATTAGGGGTTGGTAATGGCTATTCGTGTCGTCGATGGTGTACCGGGTTCTGGTAAATCTTTTTATGCAGTCAAACATCTAGTTGATACGTATTACACGAAAGATCATGCAGGTTATTATGTGCCAAAACCATTTACGCATATTGACGAAAAAACTGGGGTTAATACAGAACAAACTCTAATAATCGTTACAAATCTAGAAGGTCTTAAACTTCCCCATGTTTCGCTCGATGATGAAATGAGGGAAGCTGGGGGCGTTCTTACGTTTTGGTCCCATGCTTATCAAGAAAAAATAGAGAAAATAGAAGAACGGCGTATTTATATTGTCGATGAAGCTCAAAGGTATTTTAGGACCAAAGTTACTGGCGACTGGTCAGACGTTTGGTACTATTTTGAAAAGCATCGTCACTTCGGGCATGATATCTATTTACTGACGCAGAATCCCAAGAAAATTCATTCAGAAATTACAGCTCTTCTTGAGTATAGGATTCACGCTAAGCCTCGCGTTCGTTCTGTCACGGGTGAATTTCCGTATCAAATGATCTGTGACGGTGATATAATGAAGCGATTTGGCTATCGTCCGGATAACAAAATTTTTGATCTTTATAAATCGAGACGAAAAGGTGAAACCGAAAAAATTCATAATCCTGTTATGCGCTTTGTTGCTCTTGCCGCTGTCGCTTGTCTTTTTGTTGGTTTTGGTGGATATTATATTCTTAAGTCTAAGTTAATGCCGGGTAGTGTTACTTCTGCTGAGGCAACTATTATTCCCGTAGTGCCCCAGTCTGTCTCCGCTTCTGCTGTTTCCGCTTCTACTGTTTCCGCTTCTGCTGTTTCTGTACCGCCTGTTTCTGCTTTTACTGTTCCTTCTGGCAGTGTCTTAATACCTCTTAATACTATTGTTCGCTACATGAACGGTCGAGCTGTTGTAACATATTTCACCAAAGACGAATATTTTCCTGAAATTGGTTTTCCGTATCCATTAAAGAAAATTGGCGGTAAAATGTACGCTGTTATGGCTGTACCTGAGAAAATACAAGAAACGCCATCTGTTTCAATTATTTAGTTGCAGTATAACTAATAATCCTTGCAATATTATTGCATACCTTGTAAAGTGATTATATAGCAAGTGAGAATAATCTTAATTACAGGGTGGAAAAAATGGCTCAAACATACCGTATTACTCATACTAAAAATAACGTTACAAAATCGATAAATATTAAAAAATATTTATTGGATCATTTTGCACTTTCTTGCAATACTACTATTGAACAAGCAAAAAATGAAGCATCTATAGAAATTTCACTTTGTATGAATATTCTTGAGTCTCGTTTCATTACTGCTGATCTCATTTCTGAGCGTTTACTTTCATTACTAGTGGAAGACGTGATTTGAAATGATCTTGGGGTCGAGCTGGCGAGATATTACCAGCTTGACTTTAATCAATGTTTTATTTTCCCCATTACAAAGTTAATTAAATCTTTGCTTTCTCTTTCTTTTATCTTAGAACCCTTGTTTTTGTTAGCGTTCTGACTCTTATAATATATTCAGTTTGTCATTATCGAGCGAAGCGAAGACGGAAGAAATTTAGTCAATTTTTCACGGTTTTCGGTTTTTGAATAGAAGAATTTAACGCGTAGCATTTTTGATCTACAGGCGCACAATTTTCTTTTGCTGTTCTCGTTTTTACTGTTTCCGCTTTTGCTGTTTAATCTTAACGGCGATTCTGCCGTTATGCTCATCAGCCTCCTTGGTTGTCTTTGTTGCACTTTCTGCAATGTTCTTTTTTCTTTGTTGCTTAAATGTCAATTTACATATTTTTAATATAGTTATAAGGTGATTAAACAAAAAAAAAGGGCGGGAGGTGTATATAGCACCTCTTACCGCCCCCGCAATCCCAACCAGAGTGAGACAACGTTAAATGACAATTTCTAATCTATTACCAACAAACAGTAAAGAAAATAATCTTCCAATAACTCTCCCAGATTCTCGCCCGTGTAGCGACTTGAGCGAAACGGGCGAGAATCTGAGTCTACCTGTACAGGGACAAACCCCTATAGCATGTCCCTCTGTAAAGTTAAATAATATCCTTTCTTTTGCTTTTGATACCTTGCATATCTCTTTAGATTTATTCGGTTTAACACCAAAAATCATAGATAATTTAAAATATAAAAAAGAACTTCTCCAACTCTCCGACGAGCAAGAATGTGTTCACGATTTTCTTGATAATAATTCTGGTCTTTTTCGATGGAATTTACAGCGGACAGGTGCAAAAATGTACCCTTTTGTCCTACGTACTGGCGATTTAACTTTATTTATTTCGACTCGATCTTCTGGTTCTAAAATTCCTAATGCAAAACTTCAAATAGGTTCAATTAGTTGTCATCAAGATGTGCCTAAATTAATTAAAGATTTTCGCTTTTGGTTTTCCTGTATAGATGTGACCTTTGAAAAGGAGTCTGTTTCACGTTTTGATGTTTGCGCAGATTTTAAGCAAGATATTACGAAAACACATCTAGATCGTATCACTCGATTTGTTACTAGAGCACGTGATTCAAACGTTCGACATTCTGACCGAAAATTTAATTCTGTTTCTTTTGGTTCTGGTTCAATTATGTGTAGAATTTATAATAAACCCCTTGAATTAATACAAAAAAAATCGCAGGAAAAATCAGATTTTTTCCATTCTCTATGGTCTGTTGATCTTGGCACTCCTGTTACTCGTGTTGAATTTCAACTTAGACGTGAAGGAATTGTCCAGTTTTTTAGTAAAGAAAAAACTACTGTTGCAGATATATACAAAGGTCTTGAGCGTGTTTGGTCTTATCTAACGGCAAGTTGGTTGCGTCACTGCTCACATTTTGTTGATCGTAATAATTCAGGTCTTTCTATACTTTCTGAGTTTTGGAAACTTGTCCAGCTTGCTCCCGGTTTTATTGCTGTTCCTGCTGTTCGTGATCGGGGACAAAAACATATTGATATTGTAGCTCTACGAAAACAAGCTAGAGGAATTTACGTAACTATTCTAGCAGGTTTGGGCATTGGTTCTGAAAAGTTTTTTACAATTCTTGATACTGCGCATCAAATGTTGATTGACGATTTAAGCGAATATATGCGTTTTTCCGATTTCCATAAAGATTTTTCTACTCGTCAGACTCGTGCAGTTGTAACTTTTTAGGTTCCCTTTGCCATTCTAAAAAAAATCTTGCAGGGTGAATATCGAAAAAATAACAAATTGTCAAAAATTGTTTAACTGAAAACTCACCTGCCCCTTTTTCGTATTTACTGTATTGACTCTGCGATATTCCCAAAATATTTGCAAATTCAACTTGTTGTAACTTCATTCTTTTACGTAAACTTTTGATACTTTCAGTAAAATTATTATAATTTACTTGACACATCTTTTACACTCCTGTAATAAATAATTAGTTGCTGGTCGAATATTGAAATCATAATCATTTTTTATTAAATAAGCTAAATATAACTAGGGGAAAAAAATGGCAGAACAAGAAAAAAAACAAGGTCTTCTAATCCGTGGCGAAATTGAAGTTGTTAGCGTTCAGGTTTCGGGAGATAAAACTTATCAGAACGCTCATATCCATTGCCGGGGTAGTAAGGATATGTTTCAAGTTTCTATACCTTCAAATGTACCCATTTCTAAATATGAAAGCATGCTGTTTCAAAATCATGAATTTCATATTGAAGAAATAAAAGGTAACAAAAACGGTAAATCTTTTCATTTTTATACATTTGCGATATGAAATTACTTTTTAGCATAATCAGTATATTTCTAGTCCCTGCTGTGGCTTCGGCTGGTGCAATTGGGTCTGATACTATTTTTGCTATAACTGTAATTCCTTTTATGTCACCCGACCCAGCTGGTCCCGAATACGCACAAGTATTTAATTTCTTTCTTACAATAGAAATATTTGCGGGCATGTTTGCTCTCTTTATCCGTGTTTTCATACGTACTTTCAGGATGTAAAATGGATGGAAAAATCGAAATATCTTTTACCTTGGAAAAGGGCAAAACAAAAATATTTACCTTTAGTCAGGAAGAGTTCAAGGCAATTATTCAGGCTTTTAAGGTTTATTCGTTTGTTCCCATAACTAGAATCGGAGATTATAGAAATGACTCCTGACACTTTATTTCTGCTGCATGGCATGGCTGGCATAGTTGCGGGGGGCCTGATTGCTTGGGCTTTATCCCACTAATGATTATGTACACTACTCTATCTTTCGCTGAAATTATGAGAGATATGAAAGAATTAAAACAAAAAGAAAACTTAAAAAAAGTATCTCAACCTTATGTCTCATTTATTAGAAATAAACGACAAAAGAGAAAAAAATAATGGATTTCTCAGTTGTAAATATAGATGTAACTGTGATGTACGTTGTTGTTTTAAGTGCCGCTACCTTCCTTGGTGCCACATGGTGCATCTCGAAAGTTGTTGGCATAATTAAAAAGTAATGGGTACTAATTTCGTCTCCTGGACGAGTTGAAATGTACCCATTAAATGTAGTTGGGAATAATCCCAAAAATTTTTGCCAAGGTGAATGATATGGATGCAATTAGTCTCGCTGCTGTTAGTTTAGATACAGAAACCGCTCTTGCTGCTGCTTTACTCGTTGTTACCGCTTATGCTGCACTGTGGGCGATTAACAAAGTAATTGGAATCGTTAAAAAATAA